CACGTCCAAAAGCCTCGACCTGGCCGGCGTCGCGTCGCTCATCGCGTCAGCAAATAAAGGCGATTTATCCGTCGCTGAAGTACGCGCTGCGCTTTCACAATCAACCACCACCGACCTCGCCGGCATTGTCCCGCCTGCCTACGTCGGCGAAATCGTCGGCCTCATCAACCCAGGCCGCCCAACCATCAACGCCATCGCCAACCGCGCTTTGCCCGCTTCCGGCATGAAGGTCACTTACCCCGCCTGGGACAACAAGCCCACCGTTGACGAGCAGGTTGACGAATTCGACGAAGTCAACAGCGATGACGCCTCGATCACCCTCGAGGAAGTATCCGTTCGCACCTTCGCCGGCGCTAACGAACTTTCGATTCAAGCAGTCGACCGTTCCGACCCCTCAGCTGTCGCAGCTATCCTCGAGGCGCTTTCGGTAAGCTTCGGCCAAAAAACAAACGCCGCGGCAGTGTCCGGCCTCATTACAGCAGCAGGCGGAGCGACAACAGTAGGCTCATCGTCACCAGTCGACATCGTCAGCGGCTTGATCGGCGCCCTCGATTTTTCAGCAACCCCGCCAGGCCCGCTTTTCCTGGCTATCGCTCCCGATTTATTGCCCGCCTGGATCAGCCTGGCTGATTCGGACCGCCCAGCTTTCTGGGACGGCCGCGTACAATTCGGCAGCATGACCCCGACCATGAGCGCAGACGGCCTCACTGTCTACCTCGAGCGCGACCTTCCGGCCGGCCATGCTTTATTAGGCTCAAGCCTCGGCGCTACCTGGTGGGAACGCGCAGGTCAACCAGTCGAAATCCGCGCAGTCGACGTTTCGATCCTCGGAATCGACCTCGGAGTGTACGGCTACGGCGCTTTGTCAGTGGGATACCCTGGCGCCTTCGCTTACTGCGACCTGTCCTAGAAAATCTCGCCGCGCCAGGTCCACTCATCGCCTGGCGCGGCGAACTATTACGAAAGCTGACCCATGTCACTCGCCTACCCCTGGATCACAGTAGAACAGCTCGAGCAGCAGCTTGGCGCCCCTATTGACGCCACAGTAGGCGACCGCATTGTAATGACAGCGACCGAAGCCATAGCTGGCCTGGTAACACTCGAGGACAGCGAAGGCGAACCGCTCGACGCTGTGCCTGACGCTGTAGTAACCGCTGCGCTGTTTATCGCTTCGGAGCTTTACAAAGCCGGCGTCGGAATCGACGGCACCTTGCAGGTCAACTGGATCGAAAACGTGCCGGCCACTGTCAACACTGTGCTGATACGGCGCTACGGCGTGCTGTTAGCGCCCTGGCTTTCGACGTCAGGCCTAGTTTCGTGACTGTTTTCGCTGACGCCCGCGAAGCGGTAGCCCTCGAGCTGGAACAGCTCTACCCCAGCTACAAGGTGTACCGCTGGTACCCGCCAGGCGCTCCAATCGTGCCTTGCGTGATCGTCGCCCCCGACGAAATACAACCAGTGAGCATCAGCGGCCATACCCGCTACAACTACAACCTGAAAATCGCTGTCATGTCAGCAGCTCAAACAGCTGACCCGACATCAGTAGAAAACCTAGAAACCGACCTCGAAACACTGATCGCCTGGGCCGGCCCGCTCGCCCAGGAAATCAACATCGGACCCGCCCGCTACGGCGACGCCAATGTGTTCGCAGTAGGTCTAACAATCCCTTACCCCGTCAAAATCCCAACAGGAGACTGAAACCATGCCCGCCCCCGTACTAATCTCGACGCTCACCTTGTCGCTCGAGGCTGTCGACTATGAATGCCAGCTCTCAAACGCCCGCCTCGAAACCAGCAACAGCGAAACACAGGTTCGCACGTTCTGCGGCACCTACACCGCCAACCAGGAAACCTACGCGCTCGCAATCGAGGGCTACCAGGATTTCGGCGAAGTTGACAGCCTTTGCGATCTGCTGTGGACCGCCTCAACGTCAGGCTCAACGCTCACCGCTGTCATGGATATCAACGGCGTGACCTTCACCTGCGAAGTCGCAGGCCGCAAACCACCGGCAGGCGGCGCAGCTGGCGACCCGCTCAGCTTTTCGCTTTCGCTCCCCGTCGAGGGAACGATCACGAAGGCCTAGCGATGGCTGGGCCGCTGTTAAAAGTCGAGGGAGCTTCACAGCTACGCCAGGCAATCAAAAAAGCCAACGGCGAACTAGCTGACCTGAAAGACCTCAACCAAACAATCGCGACACTGGTAACGACAGCAGCGGCCCGCAACGCACCCCGCAAAACAGGCAAACTCGCTTTCGCTCACAAGCCAAGCGCCACCAGGACACGCGCCAGCGTCACAGTAGGCGCCAACGTGCGAGGAGCTGGCACCGGAGCGGTACTAGCCGAGCTAGGCGTAGGTCGAGCAGTCCCCTACGCCGGCGCTATCCACTGGGGGTGGCCTGGCAGCTCCCAAAAACTACCCAAACAAATACGCGGCAAAATCGACAGGCAATTCTTTATTGCACCTAACCCCTGGATCGTTGACACAGGCCGGCAGCTCGAGCCGACATGGGTAGCGATCTACAGCCGAGGCATCAACGAAATCATCGACGCTATCGGCCCCGAAACTAACAAGGCAAGCTAATGGCAGGAACACCCGCGCGGCTCAAAGTTGACATCGTCGCTGACAGTAGGAAAGCTCGCGACGAGCTTGACGGCTTCAGCGCGAAGGTCGCCGGCTTCGCTGCCGGCGTATCAAGCGCAGTCACCACCTTTGCTATCGACAAACTCGCGCAAGGTGCCACAGCAGCCGCGAGCGCCCTGGCTGACGGCGTAGGCAAAGCAGCGAACCTGTCAGCTGCCCTCGGTACCCTTCAGCAAAACTATGGCGGCGCTGCCGGCGAGCTGCAAAAGTGGGCCGAGCAAGCCGCCAAAGGCTTAGGCCTATCAGAACTAGCAGCAATCAACGCCACTAACCGCTTTGCTGTTTATGCCCGCTTTTTAGGACTCAACGGCCGCGAGGCGGCCAACTTTTCCACAGAACTCACAAAGCTCGCAGCCGATCTAGGCGCCTTCGCCGATATCCCCGTCGAGGACGCGATCAACGCCATCGGCTCAGCTTTTCGAGGCGAACGCGACCCCATCGAGCGCTTCGGAATCCTGCTCAACGATGCAAGCGTCAAGGCCGCCTACTTTCGCAAAACAGGCGAGGAAGTCAACGGAACGCTCACAACACAGCAAAACATCATCGGAACCCTGGCAGCATTACAGGAACAAAGCGCCACAGCCACCGGAGCTTTCGCACGCGAACAGGACCAGCTAGGCAACAAAAGCCAGGTACTGCGAGCGCAACTAGATAACCTACAAATCGCAATCGGCGAAAAATTGCTGCCAATCTTTCAAGACCTGGTAGGCGTCGCGTCAACCATTGTAGAACGCTTCAGCGAAAGCGGCATCAGCGGCGTATGGTCCAGGCTTGCAGAAACCTGGGGCGGCGATCTCAATGGCCTGCGCACATTAGTAGCCGACTGGGTCAACAAAAACGTGCCTGATTTTCGCGAATGGTCAGCGAGGGCAAGCGAATGGCTGCTCAAAGTTATTTACGGCGACCCTGAAAACGGTATCCCGTCAATTTTCGAGCGCTTCACCCAGGTAGTCGGAGCGATTGACAGCGCAAGCACCGACGGCAAAAACGTACAGAGCTTAAACAAATCAGGCAGCAACGTAGCCGAAGCTTTCGTCGGCGGCTTCATTGACGGCGTAATTCGATACATTGCCGGTACCTTGCCTTCAGCTTTCGGCCGAATTTTCAGCAATCCCGTAACTGTCGCCGATTTAGTCCTGCCAGCCTTTAGCCTTGCCCGCTCAATCGGCAAAGCAATAGCTGACGGCATCATCAGCTTCGTCGAGGAAACACTAATCGGCGGCCTACGCGACGCCATCGCCGGAGCTTTGCGCTTTATCAGAAACCTGCTCGGCGGCGCCGGCGGCTTCCTCGGCGGTACTTTCGAGAATATTTTCGGCGGCTTTCGAGCTTTAGGCGGCTCAGTGTTCACAAATAAGGCCTACGTCGTCGGCGAGCAAGGCCCTGAGCTTTTCGTACCTAACCAGGCCGGCCAAATTATCCCCAACGGATTCGGCACCGGCCTGATCCAGCCAGTCAATGTGACTATCAACGCGACTATTCCGCCAGGCGTTAACGGATATGACGTCGGCAGTGCCATTGTCGACCAGCTCGATGACTACTATCAGCGCAACGGCCGTTTCCCCTGGAATAGCTGACGATGAGCTATTACAGTCGACCGGCAAACACAAAACTACCGACGCTCAGCGTCGAATTGTGGATTGCTGACAATGACGCCTTTACTCTCAACGATCCCACACTAGGCCGCCTCAATGCCGGCAACTATTTAGAAGGCAACAGCTCACAATTCGAGAACGTCGCTTGCGAAGTTATGGCCTGCTCATGGCGACGCGGCGCCACCAGCTCTACCGATTTCCTCGGCGTAAATCCAGGCTACGCAACCGTCAAACTTTACGACCCTGACCGCGTTTTCGACCCTGCAAACACACTGTCACCAAAAGTGAACAAACTACGCGTCGGAATGCCCCTACGCATATCAGCAAGCTGGGCCGGCACCGACTATGTGCAATACACCGGCTTCGTATGG